AGAAGTTCAAGAGACAGTTGCACCGACTAGTCAGCAATAGTCTGTACAATGGGAGAAATAACACGGCGTTATCTCCCGCGAGGAATTTAGGAAGGTGTCATGCCAGGCGTAAACATCACAACAGCAGTAAGACAAGGTCCATCAGCACCAGCATCGGTTGAAACATCACAGATGTTCGCTGTCGGCTTGGCAGAGAGTGGCCCTTCGGGCGAAGCGACGCTCGTAACGAGTCTCGCAGAATTTGAAGCAGTGTACGGAGGCTATGTCTCGTATGCTTATCTTCATCCAACCATCCAGACCTTCTTTGAAGAAGGCGGCACACGCGCGTACATTTCTCGCGTAGTTGGACCTGAACCGACGACTGGTTCAATCACCCTCTCCGAAGGTGGTGTTGGTGGAGAAGATGTAATCACGATTACCGCAAATGGCGCTGGCGCATGGAGCAGCAATGTGACTGTTCAGGTTACTGCTGGAACCGCAGCGGGAACATTCATCATTCTTATTCGCAAAAACGGCAACTTGGTGTACAGCACGGGCAACTGCTCCAGTGTCACGCAGGCTGTAGGTCGCATTAACAGCAGCACTGCAGCATCAGCAATCGTTACCGCCGAAGACCTGCAAGCAACTGGTTCACCGCAGCCAGAAGTCTCAGCAGCAACGGCGCTCAGCGCGGGCGACGACGACCGTTCAGCGATTGTTGTTGCCGACTATGTAACAGCGTTGAACAACTTCCTAGATTCTTATGGAACTGGCGTTGTTGTTTGCCCAGAGTCAAGCCACACGACAATCCAGACTGGTCTTGCAACTCATGCAAACACCTACAGCCGCCTTGCTTACTTGTTCGGTGCATTTGATGACACCATCGCAGAAACAAAAACTGCTGGATTCAACCTTTCCGCAGCAGATGCAAATAGCGAGCATGTCGCCTACTTTTACCCTTGGGTATATATCCCAACATCAACAAATGGAATTAATCGCTTGATTCCACCAGTTGGTTACGCAGCAGCAAAGCGTGCTCTTGCGCACATCCAAACTGGTGCTCATCAGCCTGGCGCTGGATTGATTTCGGCAGCACGCTTCGTAAACGGAGTTGCAACCGACATTGATAAGACCAATGGTGACGCACTTGACGATGCTTATGTAAATGCGATTCGCATTATCAACAACACTGTTCGCATTTATGGTGCACGCAGCATGTCGTCAGACATTGATAACTTCCGCTATATCACGGCGCAAGATGTTGTCAACCAGGTTGTTGTTGAGGCTAACCGCTCACTTGAAGACTTGCTCTTCGGTGTGATTGACGGTCGTAACACCGTATTCGCAAGCGTTGAATCCAAACTGTTCGCAATTCTTGAGCCTCTCCGCGTGCGTGGTGCTTTGTTTGAAGCATTTGATGCAACTGGAAAGCGAATTGACTTCGGTTACACCGTAAAGTGTGACTCAACTCTGAACCCAACTTCGCAACTTGCAACTGGCCTTGTTAAGGCTCGCGTAGGATTGCGTGTATCAAGTGTCGGCGACAAAATTGAAGTTGACATCATTAAGTCAAACCTGACTAAGTCAGTCGTCTGAGCCACGGAGGAATAAGACATGGCAAAGGTATCCCAAAGGCAAGTAATCGCACGGATTGCTCCACACGCTTCGGCAAACATCCTTGAAACGCAACCACCAAAGTGGGAAGCATTCAAGTTCGCTCAGGTATCAGGTGGAGAAATCACTGCTTCAGTAGAAAAAATCTACGAAGGTGGTGCTTCGTCCCCAACGGTTCTTTGTGCTCCATTTGATATTGGTGACATCACACTCACCGCTCACTACGACTTTGAGCGCGATGGCGTCTTGACGGACGACAAGAACTATGTTGACAAGAAGTTGGCAATCCTCCGCACGATGGTGGGTAAGGCTTACTACGACATCACGGTTGAAGTATTCAACTGCGACCTCAAGGTTCCTGGTCTTGACCGCATCTACTCCAAGTCACTCCTTGTTGGTTTGACTGAGCCAGACGGCGACTCGTCATCTGGTGCACCTTCAACATTTGCTTTGACCTTCTCGGTCTCAAATGTTGCAAGCCAAATCAACCAATAAATATACGCTTTTAGCGTAATTGTTGACAGGTTGACTATTACTGCTGTGCTAGTTTGTCGGCTATGACAAATTCAGAACTTTATTCAGAGCAACCATCAGAGCAGCCAGTAAAAAAGGCTGTCCCATCAAAGAGTGCGAAAGAACAGACCGTTCTTGACCAGTTGACTGCTGCAATTAAGAAAAAAGTTGAGCGGCCAACGGTTCACCTTGAAGTTCCAGAACGACCTGGCGTCAAGTTGATTATTAGTCCAAACATCTCGCAGCAACAACTTCGCTCATGGCGTCGCAATGCTGGTGAAGACACCAAGAATGGCTTGGATTCACTGAAGTTTGCGTGTGCAGTAGTAGGTCACACCACAACTGGCATCATCTTTGGCGACGAAGAAGTGTTTGACGATTCAGGAAATCCTTTGACATTTGCATCAGACCTAATCATGGAGATGACAGAAACAACTCGTCCACACCCAGACTGCGTTCGTGCATTCTTCGGCGTTGACCCGCATACAGAAGGTGCAGCGCTTGCAATTCTTGAAGCCGCTGGATATTCGGATACGGTGGACACCGTGGACCCTACGAAGGAATCTTCAGCGAACTAGTTGAAGATTCCACAATCGTAAATGCCGCTCGGCTCGGCGAATTGTGGGGAACGAGTCCAATAGAATTATTGGATTACACCCAAGAACAATGGGTAATAATGATGGCATGTGCTAAAGTTATATCTAACGACCGCGAGCGAGAACGGCGCGAAAGAGAAAAGTAGCACTCCACTCGGCCCGCCCTATTAGAGAAAATCTAAATATGGCTGACCAAAACCCATCTATAAAAATCAGTTCACGGGCTGATACTGGGGCGATACTAAGAACCATCGGTAGCGTCAAAGGTCTAAGGCGCGAAGTAAAAGGGCTGTCCAAGGACATGCTTCTTAATGCTGCTGCATCAAAATTGATGGGTAGTTCTATGGGCGGCGCCAACAGCCAAACCAATAGATGGAAAAAGGTCCTTGACGCAACCGACAAGGTGATTCGCAAAATGGGCGCAATGACCATGAAGGGTCTTGTGTCAATGCTCAAAGTCGCAACAATGCAGATGGCTGCTCTTGGTGCAGCGATGGTTGTCACTCACGGTGCGTTTATTCTTGGAAGATTTGCAGTTAAGGCGTATCAAGTCGCCATGCAGGGAATGGCTGGAGCGGCTGCTGGATTAACTACTGCAGTTGCAATTGCGTCAGGGCGGTTCGCGAACAGCAGGCAGCGATGTACGCATACAAGACCAAGACCGCAAAAGAGTTTGGCAGTGGACTAAACCAAACAAGAATGGTGATGCGTAACCTAACGATGGACGCAGACCTTGCAAGTCTTGGAATGGAAAACCTGAATAAGGCATTTGCCACAGTTTCAAAGAATCAAAATGTGTCATTCAATGCAACAAGCCAAAAGTATCTCAAGGGATTAATGGACTTTGCATCTGCAGGTCAACCACTTGAGCAGGGCGTAGAAAAAGCAGCAGAACTTGTAGCCACACTGCAGGATTCAAAGAAATCTTACGCTCAGGTTAAAGCCTCAGCAAAAGAACTTGGGCCAGCAATGGTTGAGGCAATCAAGCAGGCCGACAAACAGGGAATAAATACCAAAGAAAAGTTTATTGCCGCAATGAACAGCGGAAAGTTGTCTGCCCTTGGTGGGGTTACTGGGCAATTTGACGCAATAAACTCAACGCTGTTTTCTCAATTTAAAAAATACTTTACCATGCTAAGAGGAAATCTCGCAGACTTTGGTCAAGGATTTTTGGGTGACACAAAAGTTGCACTTGAGACGATGTACAAGGCTGTTGACAAGGCACTAAGAACGACTTCTGGAAGCGTTGCTGCATGGGGTAAAAATGGCGGTCTTCTTGGTGCGCTCACATCTGGAGTTGAAAAACTTTCAAACTTCTATGTAAAACTAATTAGAGATTACTTGCCAAAATCCGTTGGGATGTTTAAGCGTCTTGGGGAGTGGTGGTACAACTTCAAGGCTGGGTTTAAGGAAATAGCATACAACCTCAAGCCATTGATTGAAGGCGCAAAAGTTCTTGAGAAGTTGTTCGCAGCAATGTTCAAACCAGTTTGGAGAGAAATTAAAGCAGCAACAACTGGCCTTAACTCAATGCTGCAAAAGCAGGGCAGCCAATTTGAGAGATTCGGCAAAGCAGTTGGAGAACTGATTGGCACATTTATTAAGTTCTTCAGCAAAGTTGGCGACGGACTTGGAGAAACGCTTGGAAAATTCACAAGCGTAATTGAGACCCTGACCGACGCACTTCAAATGCTTTACGATGTATTTGGCGGAATGCAAAAGATGTTCGGCACGCAAGGTGCGTTTATCGCCGCGATGGCTATGGGCCGAAGCATGAAGACAAACTTTGGTGGATACATCAGAGAAAAAACCCAGTACATGAATGTTGACGCTGGAACGGTCAATATTAAAGGCGCAGCAATCGGTGCAGCAAAAGGATTCATCACTGGTGGTCCTTCTGGAGCAGCCGCTGGAGCGCTAGGTGGCAGTGGTTTGCTTGGTCGCGCTGGTCCTCTCGCTGGAACTATTGCTGGCGGAACAGGTGGTCTGTTCTCGGCTCGTGGACTTTACAACAACTTCTCCAACAACGGGCTAAGAGGTGGACTGGGAAGTTTGCGCCAAGGCGCTGTTTCTTCCATCAAGGGGATTCCAGCAAGCGTAAGAGCATCAATTAACGGACGCCTTAGTACTGCAACAAGTGGCATTTACGACTCATACAAGATGGGCGGACTGCAAAGCGCAAGACAACATTTTGCTGGTCTAACAAGACTGAGAATGCAAGGTTTGTCGCAAACTGGTCCTGGTTTTGGTTCAATGCTTGGAAGGTTCCCGACCCTTCCAGGAGTTGGTCCAGGTCCGAGTTCTGCTCCATCAATTCCAGGTATTCCCACAATGGGTGGCGGACCATCTGGTGGTGGCAGTGGTGGAAATAAATGGAAATACGGGAGTACAACAAAAATTCCAGGCAGCCAAGTAACTGGTTGGCGAAAGATGACTGGACGAATGTTTAGAGAATCTCGTCAAAGAGCAAACGATAAAGCGGTAAATAAAAAAGGCTTAATGGGCGGAGGAATGGGTTCCTTTGGCGTCTCAATGGGACTCAATTATCTTGCTGGCAAAGCATCACCAGAACTGCAGGGTGGACTGAACGCTGCATCAATGGCCGCTATGTTTAATCCAAAACTTGGTTTGGGAATTGCTGGCGGCACATTGGCTTTGCGAAGTGGCAATACCGCAGTTGCTGCAGGCGGCGGTGCACTTGGTGGAGCAATGCTCGGTGCCAAACTTGGTGGTGCGCCAGGAGCGGTAGTCGGCGCTGCACTCGGTGTTGCAATGGGTGCAATCATGGCCCCAATCAACAAGGCACGCGCTGAGTCAAAGAAAATTAAAGACTCCGTTGATGATGTTATGGAC